CAAGGCGAAGGTGCGTATGTAGGCGTACCTAGTGTATTTCTTCGTACATACGGTTGTAACTTCCGTTGTCAGAACTTTGGTCTGCCTCGTGGACGCGAAAAAACTAGATACAATCCAGAAGTAGAAAAACTTATCAACGATAAAGTACACGAGACTACTAAAACATTTGAAGATTTGCCGCTGGTGTTTACCGGCTGCGATACTTACGCAAGCATCTATCCTGAATTTAAAGATCTTGTTATGGACAAGACTATTGACGAAGTAGTAGATCATTTGCTATCACTTACTCCAGAAGGTAAGTGGACTATGGATAATGGACAGGATGTCCATTTGATTCTCACTGGCGGAGAGCCGCTACTTGCTTGGCAGCGTTTGTATATTGAGTTGTTTGAGCATCCTAGAATGAAGGACTTACGCAATGTTACATTTGAAACAAACACTACACAATTCTTACACACAGAGTTTGCAGACTATCTCAAAAATCGTGCAAGATTTAAAACAACGTTTAGCTGTTCACCCAAACTCTCCGTATCTGGAGAATCTTGGACAGACGCTATTAAGCCTGATGTTGCTGCCAATTACCGTTCTGTACTTAACGCTGATATGTACTTTAAATTTGTTGTTGCTGACAGCATTGACGTTGAAGAAGTTGATCGCGCTGTTGAAGCATATCGGGCAAATGGTATTAACTGCCCTGTATACCTTATGCCAATGGGAGGACGTACTGAAGGTTATAACCTCACCGTACAGGAAGTTGCAAAACTTGCTATGGCCAAAGGATACAGATTCACTCCGAGACTCCACATTAGCTTATTCGGAAATGCCTGGGGTACCTGATGAGGATTTAAAGATTCTCCGAGGTATACACACAGAAGAACAGTTTGATAAAATAAGGAAACAGATATGATGGGCTGGTGGAATAAATCTCCGAGGTATACACACAGAAGAACAGTTTGATAAAATAAGGAAACAGATATGATGGGCTGGTGGAATAAACTAGTAAGAGACAAAAAGAAGCAAGAAGAAATACAGGCGCCTGTGGAATCTACCACTGAAGATCAGCGCAGAGCAATTCTTGCAAAAGAAAAAGAAGAAGCTACTGCGGCTGGCGAGGCTTGGGTAGCTGTACTTGATACACAAATTAATCCAGATAACATTAAGAACGGTTTCTTTGAGCTCGACTGGAATAATCAGTTTATTGAAGAATTGCTTGATGCAGGTTACAGTGGTGAAACAAATGAAGCTATTGTAGATGCATGGTTTCGTACTATTGCTATGCAAATATTGGGTGAAGAAGGACTTGACACAGCGCGAGAAATGGGTTATATTAATGTAGTACCTATTAGTAAAGGCAAAAGCGAAGTATCATGAGCACATATATTTTAGTAGACACAGCAAACACATTCTTTAGAGCTCGTCACGTAGTTCGTGGCGATATCGACACGAAAGTAGGCATGGCGCTACACATTACACTTAACAGTGTTAAGAAAGCATGGACTGACTTTAATGCAGATCACGTTGTATTCTGTTTAGAAGGTCGTAGCTGGCGTAAGGACTTTTACGAACCTTACAAGCGCAATCGACAAGTTGCACGTGACAAGTTGTCTCCTACAGAAGCAGAAGAAGATACAGCATTTTGGGAAATCTTTGACGAGTTTAAAAACTTTGTTACTGAGAAGACTAACTGTACTGTTATGCGTCATCCGCAACTAGAAGCAGATGATTTGATTGCAGGTTGGGTACAAATGCACCCTAATGACACTCATGTTATTATTAGTACAGATGGCGATTTTGCACAACTTATTGCACCTAACGTAAAACAGTATAACGGTGTTAGTAACACTATTATTACACACGAAGGGTACTTTGACGATAAGAAGCGTGAGCCTATTATTGATAAGAAGACTGGCGAGGCAAAGCCTGCACCTAATCCTAAATGGCAAATCTTTGAAAAGTGTATGCGTGGTGATACTAGTGATAATGTATTTTCTGCTTATCCAGGTGTACGTGTTAAAGGTACTAAAAACAAAGTTGGTCTTACAGAAGCGTTTGAAGATAAAGAAACAAAAGGCTTTAACTGGAACAACATGATGTTGCAGCGTTGGACTGATCATGAAGGTGTTGAACATCGTGTACTAGATGATTATAATCGTAATGTAGTGTTGTGTGATTTAACTGCACAACCTGCAGAGATTAGAGAACTAATTACTAGTACAATTAAAGAGCATGCTGTACCTAAGACAGTAGATCAAGTAGGCATGCGTCTTATGAAATTCTGCGCTAAGTGGGATATGCAACGTATTGCAGATCAAGCTACTTATTATGCAGAGCCACTAAATGCGAGGTATCCGGCATGAATGCAAAAGAAATTATCAAGAATAAATTTTGGATTGTAGAAGATCAAGGTGTTAAATTTGGCACTATTAGTTTGAATGAAGATCAGTACATTCTAAGTACCCCAACAGGTACTAAGTTTTATCATAGTGAAAAGCAACTTACTAAAGCACTTGATAAAAAACTTAGTTGGACTGATTTAGAAATTACAGAAACATCAGCAAAAGAAGTACATGGTTATGCAACTAATAGTGTACCGTTTAATCCGATGTTTGATGTAAAACGCAAATTGCCGTTGTTTACTAAAAGTGACAAGAGCAAGAGTCTTTATTGTGCAGGCTACTACATTATCCAATTTGAAAAAGGCTGGGTTAAGAGCTTTTGTCCTAAATTGATTACTGTAGAACGTTACACTACTAAAGGTCCTTTTAAAACTGAAATTGAAATGCGTCAGGAGTTAAGCCGTGTCAACCGTTGAACCAATTAACACTAATCCTATTCAGCAGTTTATTAGTCAGGTCAAAAGTGCAGATGCAAGTAACCAGCGAGAAGTTAAATTAAATATTGAGCAAGCTCGTCGACTAGCATTTACACTTGGAGAAGTAATGACACGCTTAAACGGCGATTTAGAAGCCCTGCTAGTGAAGAAAACTAGTGGTGCTGATGAAGTTATTTCTATTACAATGGACGGCGGAAACAAGTGGTAATTTTGCTCTAAAAAGAGATAAATATATGCGTAGTTAATTAAAGGACAACGCATATTATGAGCAGACCAAAGCCGACTATTTTAAAAGAGCATGTGGACAAGAAGACTTATAAGACCGAACAGGTGTTACAGTCTGATGCCATTTGGGCTGTGTTTTTTCAAAATCAGCCCTTTAATCTTAAAAGTGCAAATATGCTTACGAGCTATCCGGGCCCTAAGTATAAAAAGACCAGCTTTTCGAATCCTGGTCACGCATTCAATCTAGCTAAAAAGCTAAACAACTTATTCGATAGTGATGAATTTACTGTAGTTAAACTTACCGCAGGTGAAACGATTTTCGAATGAACTGGAAAGAAACATACACTAAGGTATTCCTTAAGGCTGCTGATAAAAGCATTAGCGAATTGGCCATTAAGGAATACCTTCCTGTTTGGTGGAAGAACACAAGAGCAAAAGACACTGGCGGTCTTAGATTAACAGACGAAGGATTTCGTTTTATTACAGAAGACATAGAATTAACTACTTATGAAGTTCCGTTTCCAGCTGATTTTGAACTTACTACTAACGTAGTAATTTGGATGGATAACTTTATCGATTGTCCGTACTACTTAGGCAAGCATGGCATTATAGTAACAAACGAGAAAAAGGCCATGGAATTACACCTGTTCAGCGGCGACATACGCAAGTATGGACTAACAAAAGCACTAGGCAGGCATAAAAAAGATGATTTAGACACCAAAAGTGGTTGACCTTTACTGCTACGATGCTATACTATATACATAGTTAGAAACAAGCACTGATAACTTTAAAGGAACACAAAATGGAAAACTCCGCACTTCGTACCGTTACTCCTAACAGCGCAAAGAAAAGCATTGTACGTGCTTTTAAGAAAAAGCGTCCGCTGTTTATTTGGGGTCCTCCGGGCATTGGTAAATCAGACATCGTTCACCAGATTGGTGAGCAGATGGAAGCTAAGGTTATTGACATTCGTCTAAGCCTTTGGGAACCTACAGACATTAAAGGTATCCCTTACTTTGATCCAAATCAGAACAAAATGGTTTGGGGCGCTCCAAGCGAACTGCCTGATGCTGAAATGGCATCACAGCACAAATACATCATTCTTTTCCTAGACGAAATGAACTCGGCAGCGCCAGCAGTACAAGCGGCAGCATACCAGCTCATTCTTAACCGCAAGGTTGGACAATACACATTGCCCGACAACGTGTTGATTGTTGCCGCTGGTAACCGCGAAGCAGATAAAGGTGTTACTTATCGTATGCCTGCTCCGTTGGCTAACCGTTTCGTTCACTTGGAATTGGCTGTTAACTTTGATGACTGGTTCCAATGGGCAGTTGACAACAAAGTACACCGCGATGTTGTAGGTTACTTGACCTTCAGCAAGAAAGACTTGTATGACTTTGATCCTAAGTCACCAAGCCGTTCGTTCGCAACACCCCGTTCGTGGTCGTT